ACAATGCAGTACGGTTCACAATGACGCTGCCTGTTTCTGCAATCATTGGAATATCCCCTTGCCGCTTCTTCTGCTGTCTGTTTCATATCTGTTCCGATTTGAATTTCTTGTTTATTTCTTTTTCAGCAGCTCTGGCCCCTTTCTTGAAACCCTCTACAAAGCTGTCAAAACAGGCTCTATGGATTTCTAAAGTGCATCTTTGCATAAGTGGGCAAATCGAGCATTTTTGGCTAAGCCCTGCGGACTTCTTGGCTATTTTCGTTACGTTTTTCATTGGATTTTTAAATTAATTATTACGATTTCTTTCCGCTGCGACTTCACTCATACGCATCTTGCACCAGGAGGTGAGACATCGGTATTCCTTATCCCCACATCTGACAGTCCTGTTATAAAACCGGTGGAGCGGAAGGGAACGTCCGCAATGCGGACAAACCTTTCTTCCGGCTTCCGTACCGGCAACCGTCTTGGCTTTACGGTGTACAAGCGTACATCCCCTGCATTCATCCAGTCTGCCTTTGTATTTCCGGCATTTGTGCAGGGAGATGCGCCCGCATGGAGCGAATTTTTCGCAGTCGAATCTGGGTTCTGTGTGATAGATGTTCATACGGCACTGTCCATCAAATCAAACAATGTGGGTGCGCTAACTTCCATCTCCGCCTCATACAGATATGAAAGACTGTCTTTCCAATAGTCATAATTCAGTTCTGTAGATAATCCCTTACGTTTCAGTCTGATGGCACAATAAGGTACTGTGCCGATACCTCCGAAGGGGTCAAACACCAACTCACTCTTGTTTGAATACCGTTCAATCAGTCTTTCAACGATATCGAGCTGTAAAGGGCAGATGTGGTTCTGCCGTTTCTTCTGTGACTGCTTGGTATTGAGCGTGCGCATACGGGTGACATCATCCCATATCCAATCTTTCTTGCTTACAGGGTCAACGGCCATAAATGTTTTAGGCAGCTTTCCGTATATTTCCAATTCTTCAGCGAATGATACATGTTCCTCGTAGTTATATATATGTTCACGTTCGTAGTTCCTGAACAGATGGCGTATCTTATCTATTCCGGCTCCTTTCATGTCCTCATAGCTCAATAGAGAGTTACCAGAAGATTTCCAACTTGCATGGGCATCTATCTGCCAACGGGCAAGCGAGTATTCACTCTTATTCTTTGTCACCGGCAAATCAGCATAGGCTCGTGAGGTATCAGAAGGCAACTTTCGGAAGAGAAGAACATATTCCGGGCAACCGATACCCATCTTTGAACCGTCCTTGCACATCTCTGTATATCCAAGCCGATAAGTCTGGTTGTTCTCCCTCACCACATCCGTATCCACTGTAATACGCCCCATGTAGCGGAACCCGTGCTTCAGATAATGGAACACAGTCATTTCGCTGAACGGGTCGATGGTGGGCATACCGTCACCCGTAGCGTTGCCGAACAGTACACGGTCCTTTACATGGATGCAGGCTAACCGGCCGGGCTTTAAAATACGCATAAGCTCCGGGGTGAGATAGTCCATCTGCTCAAAGAACTTGCCGTTGTCTTCATTATGCCCGAAGTCGTTGTAGGTAGGCGTATATTCGTAGTGGTTGGAGAACGGGATACTGGTTACAATCAGGTCTACCGAATTATCTTCCATCTTCTGACATTCAAGTACATTGTCATTATTGATAGCTTTCCACAGTTTGCCGGACTTTTCTTCCCTGCTGGCAAACATCCACCGCATCATCTTTTCCTCTGCCTGCAAACCGAACAAACCGTTCTTGCGGACTATATCGGTCATCTTGGCTACCATCTGGCGGTGTTGCGCCCACTTCTGCATGAATGATTTGAATATTTCACCTTCGCTTTCGGCATACACCAAGTAAAGCTCTACGGGATGCTGCTGCATGAAACGGTAGATACGGGCTATCGCTTGGAACTTGTCGTTGAAACGGTAGTCAATAAACATGATTGCCTTGTGGCAGTGGTACTGGAAGTTCAAACCCTCACCAAGCATTTCAGGTTTGGCGGCCAGATATTTCAGACGGCCGTCTTTGAAATCCGCTATCACCCTGTCGGCTTCATCATCATCTTGCGAGCCATACACAGCCTTACATCCGGGAATTGCCTTGCAGAGTGCCTCACGTTCAGCCTCCAAGTCATGCCATAAAAGGAAATGGTCGTCTTTGTTTTCCGGGCGATTGATAATCTCTACCACACGGGCAATCTTTTCCTGCATGTTGTCCCGGCGTTCCTTTGCAGCATCAGCCAGACCGAGAGCAGCCTCACGGAACATTTTCACCTGCCCGTCACGGTCGGCTCCGGCAGTGGAGTTATCCACACTCACGACTTCTTCATGTACCCGTAACTCTGGTAACTCATATCCTGTATCGGGATAACCTAAATCAGACGGTTTGGTGAGGAACAACGCCCATGTACTTACCCATAACCAGAATTCCTTCTCCTTGTGGGGATAGAGGGTAAGATTGTTCGCCTTCGTGCTGTCACGCTGGAAGAACCTTGTAAGTGCCTGCCCGGTATCCATCACTCCAAGGTAGCCGGCATAGTGTATCAGCTCCTTGTATCTGTTGGGTGACGGTGTGGCAGTGGCAACAAACCTGTACGGAACTTCTGCAAACATAGGAAGAAACTCCTGATAGGTCTTGGTTCCGAATCCACGTAACACGCTCGCTTCATCCAATGAGGTAACGGTAAAGTAGGAAGGTTCTATTCTTATTCCGTCCTCGCCGTCACGGACACGTTCATAGTTTGTCACCATGATATTGGTCGGACATTGCTTCACCTCCTGCATAGTACGTACATAGCTCACTTTCATACCCAGATGCTTTTCGGCCTGTGTCAGGAACTCCACTACTACACGCTTGGGGCAAACTATCAACCCTTTGCCTCCTGTGCGGTTCAGGATCACCCGCAGTATCTCCAACTGGGTTACGGTTTTCTGCATACCGAAGCTGGAGAATATCGCCCTGCAACCGCCGGAAATAGCCCAACGTACTGTATCTTTCACATGAGGGTATAAATACGGGGAAATTTCTTCCGGTCTGACTTCAAACCCAGTCTGATGGCTGATTGCCATCTTGTCTTTCAAAAATTCTATATAATCTTTCATTATGCTATTCTTTTGTTGATTTCTCCTTTCTAAACAGGTGGCTGAACGCATTATCCAAATCCAAGTCCAGATTCAGTTTGGACGGGAAAGATTTAATGTATTCGTACATCTTATAAGCGAGGTTGTCATCATCACCGCATCTGTCAATCAGTGTGAGCAACATGGCGTTCACCATGTCAGAATCATTGCCGAAGTTTTCCTGAGTGGATTCGCTGCAATGATTCACATCACTTTTCAATCTCTTTATCGCGGCTATGGCTGTGTTGAAGTTTCTTTTTGAATCGTGCCGCAATTCAAAGCCTTCCTTCTTGTATTGCTGCTGCATTTCTAGAAGGTTGGTTTCTAAAACGTCCGTGAGGACAAATACGATGTTGGTCAGTGTGTTCAATTGAGTTGTTTCTTGCATAATAATAAATTTTGTTTGACTTTCAAATAAAAATAAAGTCAGATTATCCGCAGAATAGGGGAGAAGTTGTAAAATGTGAACTTCCCCAAGATGTCATACGGTGTATTTTTTCAAAGTGTCCATGATATTGTCTATCGGCAGGGATACGGATGTTTTTCCCTTATCTTCATAGCAGGCAATATGTCTGTATGCCTCAGGGAAATTCTCTTTGATTCTTTTGAATGTCCGTAATGTCAGAAGTGACGCAACGACTGATTCATATACCTTGGTCTTCTCATCCTTTACCGCACTGATCTCGATTTCCAGTTTGTCTATCTTTTCAATAACTTCCCTGTCCGCCTCAATGTGAGGATAGTAAGCGTTTGCGCTGGGAAATCCTTTCAGTCCGGCAACACGTTTTTCATAGGAACCGTTAAACAGTGTGATGCTATATGCAACAGAGAAATAAGACCGAAACTTTTGAAAACAGTCGGTGATTTCCTGTGGAATGGATTTTCGGATCACCTCTTCTGTAATCCTGACCTGTTCATCATGCAACAGGTTGATTTTCTTTTCTAACGGCTCTACCATTTTATTGGCAACTTCTTCCGCCAAAACTTTCGTAATGTTCATTGCTCTTGGTTTTTATTAATTCTTTTATGTATGTAAAGATAACTTTTATTTATTTGTTTCTCAAATAATATAATCTTAAAAACGCATCTGCTTAACTTAATATAACTGTCATCTCCTGCGGCTGTTTCCGAGCAAGGGAATGACATTAAAACTCTTGAACCTGTCAATCAGACGTCCTTCAAACCGTTTCCTGAAATCACCGATGTTCAGATTGCTGGTGATATGGTATTTCTTCCCGAACTGCTGGTAAATCTCATAACGCGCATAGAGAAACTCGTCTATCACGCTGTCAAGACTGGTACCGTAGCTCTTCTGATTCTCGGTTTCCAAACCTATGTCGTTCAGACAGATATTGAACGGGGCGGGATTGAATCCTTTTGACTGCCCCTCGTTGTAGGAATACAGGTCTATGTGTCCGTTCATCTTGTAGTAGTTCATCATCTGGGTGACGGAGAGGTTTTCAAACTGGCTGGGATTCCGTGTCAGACGCAGATAATCGGCGAAAATCTGCATGATCATTGTTTTTCCAGTGCCGGGTGCCCCGACAATCAGCAGGTTCTTGTGAATCTTGTAATCCTCATCGGGAAACACTTTCTCGGCCAGTCTGCATCCGTTGAAGTAATACAGCAGGAAAGACAATACCTTCGAGTTGTTCTCGTCAACCTCGAACTCCCTGAATTCACGTCCAGTATAATCATTGCCCAGCTGCCTGACAAGATCACGATGGGCGTAATATTCGGCTGGATTCGTCAGGTCATATTCAAAATCTTGCAGAATAGTCTTTTTGTGACGCTCCACCAGATTGTATATCTGTTCCTGTTTCAGTTTCGCCGCAAATGACTTTTCCTGTCGGATCTGTTGTAGCTCTGCTGAAAGTTTTTGTTCTTGCTCTGTCATCTTTCTGTTTTTTAAGTTCCGTTATCAACCAGTTTGAGAAATGGCGTTTTGCATCTGAAACAGACTTGTGTGTAACGCCTTCCCCCTTTAGCTTCCAATAGTACAGGTCAACGTATTTGTCTTTGCATTCATCCAAAGTGAAGTTCCTGAATCCGTTCCTGTATGCCCGTTCCCAAGCATCCCTCAGCCATCCTTCCTCAGACTTTAGGTCCGCGAAGCATTTGTCTAAATCCATATCGAATGTTTCTGATGAAATATCGCCCAGGTTTTCACGCGTATGCGCGCTAGAGAGAGAGTTATTATTATCATTTACATTATCATTATCATTATCGGCTTTTTTGGGTTCTGAAAAACCCACTGGGTTATTTGGGTTTATTTGGGTTGTTCCAATATCATCCGAATTATCATTCTTCGCTCTCTTCGGAGCACCCCCTTTGCTTCCATTACTACGGTTTCTCTCGACAATGCCATGGTATTTGTTTTCATCTATTTCAAATTGATTCTTGAAGAACTCAAATGCTATTTCAATGTCCTCCTCTACCGTAATAATCTCGCCAAGTTGATACTTGAATATAGCTCGGAATAATCTTCCAAGTTGCTTGTCCGATAACTTCGATATAGGCTTGTAAAACGATTTATATATCAAAAAACTTTCTTTTCCCATTTCATTTGTTCTTTATGTAGTCTTACATGACATTCTCGACACAATGTAATGCCATTATCTATATCGAATCTCAATTCGGGATATAAAGAAAATGGTTTGATATGGTGTGCATTTAACTCCACGTTACGTTTTTTACAACGGCAACATGTAAAGTTGTCTCTTTCCAAGACTGAATTTCGCCAATTTCTATAGCCGCTTGAATTCCTGCATCTGTGGTTATCATCAGTAATTCCACATTTCCAGTTCCAGTGGTTTTCTCCGCTTGGAGGTTCATGTAGCAAATTCTCATCTATCTGTTTCTTTATAAAAGAGAATGCCATTTTAGCCAACGGTTTCTGCTCCGACAGTGTCTCCGATGCGGCGTACTTGATAATTGCATCGTACACTTCAAGTCTGACCTCCTCAGGATATTCCATCAGCACTTCCTGCCATTCTATATAGAAGACAAATGATTTCCTTTTTGTATCCTTTTTCATCATGTCTATTGTTTGATAATCAGTTTGTTATATATATTGTAAAGTTAACTTTTTGTTATGGGATTACAATAAATATATTTCTGAATATCAATAATTTAAACGTTATTTATCAGTAACCTTTCCTTTGCAGCGCCATATCCTGTTTGGCAAAGGATATCTGGGTCCTGATATTGTCTCCGGCATGGACAAGGGTACGGTTTATACGGTCCAGCCATGTCACAATCTGATTGGCGGTCACACTTTGCGCGGCGACAAATTTCATGGCGACAGTCGCGGGAACACGTGAGATGAATTCCATGTGGCTGGCATATACATTCGCTGTCACCTGATCCTGATATGCCTTGGCGTCAGCAAGCAGCTTGCCAGAGCGTGCGAGATAGACGTTTATATCAGTGAGGCGGTCTATAAGCTCCTTCGGATTGTCACTTGCGGTCATCTCCAAAAAGGACTGCATTTCTTCTATCTCCTTTATGACAGGAGGCAGGGGGCATCCGTTAATGAGGCAGTTGCCGGTCCCATCGTTTTTAGGACAATATTTACAGTTTATCTCCATACTTGCAATTCAATTTATGGTTTATAGTTTTTCTGTTTGTCATACGTCATTCAAATAATCAATTGTCACTTTCATAAACTCATCCAATGATTTACAGACGACGTATTTCGCTCCGTTGGCTTCCGCATCCTTCTGCCATTCCTTTTGTGCAGGAGACTGGCGGCCTCCCGGCTTTTTCATCTCAATGCAAAGTCCTCCATAGAAGCGGTTGCTCTTCAGCAGTATCAAATCTGACACTCCGCTGGTCGCACCTTCCTCCTTCAGTCTCGCTCCGGTGATGGCATCACGTCTGCCACCATTGGGAACAGCAAAAAGCACGTTTTTAAGTTTCGGATATTTTAAGCGGAACCAGCGGACACAAGCGGACTGTATGCGGTGCTCGTCATTCTTCGGCTTCCCGCGCATTTTGTACGACTGCGCTTTTTTAATCATCTCCTCGTATGTCATCGTCTTTTTCCTTATGTGGGGTTACTACCGTGTCCTTGCCGGTCTTGTCGACAACAACCTGCTTTCCTGCTACTGTTATGGTTGTCCTGCAACCATCCGGTAGGGACTGGATAAAATTGCGTACTACAGGAGAATCAGCACCTTCCGATATCTGAGTGTTGGATATCGGAACTTCCTTAGCTTCATACGGATATACATCCATGATGGCGGTTTCGGCTACGGATGCGATCTGATAGTCTGCCATTGTACCTTTCATTCCTTCGTCCAGTTTCTTTACAGCATCGCGAAGATCGGAAGCCTGTACCAATACGGTAGTGGAGGTCTTTTTCTCCGCTCCGCTTTTTTCGTCCAGC